AGGGGCTCCCAGTGCTTAAGTGTGCAACACCAGCACGGTTTAACCGTGCTCCCAACCATGTGGAGGTCTTCAGGACATGATTTCTAAAGAGCGCACTCAGATCGTTTATCAAGGATCTGGGCGCAGTACCGTTTCGGTACAGGGGTCTGTGATTGACTCTCAGATTATCCCTGCTCTTCAGAGTACATACCAGCAAACATCCTCTAAAGGCAATCCCTGGTTCTCGATGAGAGATTCAGGGCTTGACATAGGAGGAGAATTCTTTACTCAGAAAGTCGAACGTGAGCCACACTTCCAGAATGTAAGTGTGGGCACGGGCGGTTTCGTGCACTACCATTATGATGGGCCGATCGCTCCCTATTCTTTGAATGGGTTAAATCAGCCTTATCCGGCAGTGCCTACAAGTAAAGAAGATATGGCTAAGTTTGGAACGCATGCAATTTCGCAGACGATCCCGACAAACCCATTAAGCGGTATGGGACAAGCGCTTGGCGAGCTAAAAGATGGGTTGCCCCGTCTTTTAGACATCAAGAACTGGCGTGAACAGGCTAAGCACTTCCGCTCTCTCGCAAGAAAGGGAGGAAGTGAATACCTTAACGTTCAGTTTGGATGGTTGCCATTTGTCAAGGATATTCGAGACTTTGCAAAAGTTACTCGAAATTCTTCACAACTCATGGATCAACTTGACCGCGATAGCGGCAAGCGGGTCCGGAGACGCTTTTACTTTCCTGATGAGACTAGTACTACTGTATTGCGACCGGGGACCTCTTATGGAGATCCTCCATTGCATATCGGTATGTACTCGTCTCCTGGACAGCTTCAAATAACAAATGTCAAGGAAACCAAGAAATGGTTCTCTGGATGCTATACGTATTATCTTCCTTCGATGGAAACAAAGATGGGAGTAATACGACGCGGCGAGGCGTATGCCAACAAGCTATATGGCTTGAGGCTGACGCCCGATTTGTTATGGAAGCTCGCTCCATGGTCCTGGGCTGCCGACTGGATCGGAACAACTGGGGATGTAATCCACAATTGGTCCGCCTTCCAGAACGACGGCTTAGTCATGCCCTATGCGTATGTTATGGAGACTGTAAAGTCCACAACTACGTATGAGGTGCCCGGTCTAGCGTTTTATGACGCTGGGCCGGTGACAGCAAAGCAATCGATCACTACGATCGTCAAAAACCGCTTTGTTGGGACTCCATATGGATTTGGCCTTAAACCTGACGTGGATTTTAGTCCTCGTCAGTGGGCCATAATCGGGGCTCTTGGATTGTCCAAGATCCCTCATACCGGCTAGTAGCCGCATCCAACTGCAGAATGCAGTTCAACATGAGCAAAATGCTCCCCCGCTCTTATGGCGGGTTATTGCTGAAAGTGACGTCCATGGCTTTTGCCGATCCTCAGTCCGTTACGGTTAACGCCGTTGCCCAATCGCTTCCGCGAACGGGCATCAGTGCCAACCAAGGCACCTTCCAAAAGGATGATGCCAGTTACAAGCTTACGGTCTCGCAGCAGTACGGTAAACGTACTCGCCGCATGATCCGGCTTGATAACAACAAAGTCGCTGCTGATCCTCTCATCAGCGCCCAGAGCATCCGCTATTCGGCGGGTGTTTACCTGGTCGTTGATACTCCGCAAACGGGTTATACCGTTGCGGAGGCGAAGTTGATCATTGACGGCTTTCTGGCGTACCTGACGGCTTCGTCCGGCGCCAAGATCACGCAGCTTTTGGGCGGCGAGATCTAGGCAACACAAGTCGAAGTCGTTTTGGTCCGTCAGACGGACTAATTATCGTAGGATCAGTTGTCATTGGACTAAGGATAGCCTAACCCCATATTAGATGGAGCAGACTATGAAAAGCCTAATGTCACTGATGCAATGCATGCTGCATGACGCAAGCATGTGGTGTTGCACTAGCACCATCAGAGATTGGAAAACCATCTCTGATCGCGTCGAACATGAGGGGATTTCGTTTTTAACGATTTCCCTACCGGGCTTTTGTCGAGATTTCGAAAGATCTCTCGATCAAGGCCTAGTTGCTCACGACAGCTTTCTTGGTTTCAAGAAAGCCGGAGCGCTCCCCCAATTTCTTGGAGGTTTGCTTGAGCTTGTGTTCGACCGCTCTAGTGGTCTGTTACTCGATAGTCCGTCTGTAGATTCAATCTTCTTCGTCCGGCAGATTACTCTGCTGTTCAAGAAAATCAGTCTCGACTGTTCAGAAAGAAGAGTCAAAGATGCCTACAGAAAGTATATCGAGTGTGAGAAGGATGTCGAAGACTGGGACTGCAATCATAGCGGGGCCACAATCCGTGGCTTTGACATGGTTGCTGACCTTGTTTGGGGTCCTGATTTGTGCCACATTGACCGCGAGGTTTATGCTGGCACTATTAGACCCAAACATGGACCAGGGACGACTGCCGATAAACTTATCGGAAACGGTAAGTACCGCCAGTCATCCTGGACCGAACGGCTCGAGGGAAATTTCTTCCCCTCCGCCGACTTCCTCATCCCCAACTGGGGATTCTGGGAGCAACTCGGACCAATCGACATCCTCGAACCCGGACGTGAGTTACCTGTAAAGGTAATCACTGTTCCTAAAACGTTGAAAACGCCTCGTATCATCGCCGTTGAGCCTACGTGCATGCAATATGCACAACAAGCTCTTATGGAGGTGATTGTGAAGCAACTTGAAAGGAGTGACTACCTTTCAGGTTCTATCGGATTTACCGATCAAGTTCCTAATCAGAAACTTGCCCGGTTAGGATCGCTCGACGGTAGCTTAGCTACTATCGATCTTTCCGAAGCCTCCGATCGCGTTTCCAATCTGCTTGTAAAGAGGCTTCTGCACAACTACCGCTCGTTGAATAGGGCGGTACAAGCTGCTAGAAGTCTCAGAGCAGACGTGCCTGGCTATGGGGTAATACCCCTTGCCAAGTTCGCGTCTATGGGTTCAGCGACCTGCTTCCCGATAGAGGCTATGGTCTTTTTGACCATTGTCTGCATCGCTTATCAGAAGTCGCTTAACAGAGCGCTTTCTAGGAAAGAGTTCCAACTCTTTCTGAAGAGGGTACGCGTCTATGGGGACGATATTATTGTTCCC